ATAGCTCCAGCAATTTTAGTATTTCCAGCTCCTGGTGTATTAGCACCATGTGCGTGAGCATCATTTAAGTATTTCCAGTCAGTTTTGTAGAAGTCATAAGAACCTCTTCTGAAACCATTGAAACCTAAGTTAACAGCCATATCGCCTGAGTTGTTGAATACACCAAACGACGCTGATGCTGATTCTCCTCTATTTAATGCACCTAGCATGTCATCAATTTTTAGAGTAGTAAATCTATCTAAGTATAACATGTTTTCTTCAATAGCACCTTGTCCGTCAAATTTGATTAAGATGTTATCAAAAGTTTCTAAGTCATCAGCGTAAGTTCCAGTGAATCCGTCAGTTAAAACGTGTCCTCTGTCTTCGATAGCTGCAAATAAACCTTCAGTTCCAGCTTCTGCTTCACCTGAACCACCAGTACCTAAGATAGTATCTAGTTGTGTTCCAGTTGCTCTTTCAGCTTCAATCATACTCATTTCTAAGTAATCATTGAATCTTGATCTAGTGTCACCTTCAGCTTTTAAGTACCATAAGTACCCTGATTGTCCAGCCTCTCCTGATACTTCAACCCAACCAATTTGAGCAGCGTCAGATCCATTAACGATGAATCTATCTCTGATGATAATTGGTTTGTTTTCGTATGAGTTAAAACCTGGCGTTAAAGCGTTTCTTGTTAAAGAATCACCTTTCTTAAATTCAGAACCATATACCATAGCTCTAAATACTGAAGTTGTAGTAAAAGTAATTGCTCCACCACCACTAGCATCTAATGTTGCTTGAGTGTAAGGAATAACTTTGATTTTACTATTACTGTAGTCTACGCTTTGTACAACAACTTTAATAGTTTTTCCTACGTTAGCTGCTGTAGTACTATCAACAGTACAATATAATAATATTGTATCGTTTGGTCTAAATAATTCAGCGTCTGCTTGAGAGCTAAATGTTAAGTTGTCATTAGCAATATCAGCTGTTGCTGCTGTAGTTACAGAAATGTGTAATCTACCTTGCTCAGACCATCTTACTCTATCTGAAGCCATTGCTTCTTCAGCACCCACTTGTGATAAAAATCCTGATAACATTCTGTTACCATATCTTTCTACTTCCTGCTCATATAATTCAGGAAGGTATTGCTGCGCCCAACCGTTTGCAAAATTTAAGTAGTTGTTCGCGGCTGTTTGTTTGCTTGGTAGAGGGTTAGGAACATTAAGGTTACTTCCCGCTACCGGATTTACTCCTGCCATAATTTTTAAATTTTAAATGTTTAAGTTAATTTTTAAGTTTAAATTTAAAAGAGTTTGAATCATCACCAAGCACTTTATATTTCATACCACTAGTTTCAACAGTACCTGTTTCTCTTGGTGACATGTCAACATTTTTAGCTTTTGCCATAGTTTCTTTAACAGCATCAGCTTTACCTTGTTGATAAAAGTGATTAGCAATAGCATCAGCGTTCATTGCTGTAAATAAAGATTTATGATACCCAGTAGCGTCACTCATTGTATTGTTTTTATCTAAAAACTTTGATACAAAGTTGTTAATATCGCTTTGTGTATTTTTAACAGTATCTACATCATTAACATTAAATCTATATCTTTTATCACCAACCTTATATTCAAAACCTTTAAAATCGTTATTGAATAATTGATTAGTTTTATTTACAAATACAGATTTTTGCTGTTCTGCTATTTTTTGTGACTCTTCAGTCTCTTTATTGTATCTATTGAAAAAATCAACTGCCTTTTGTTGCTCAGGCGTTAACTTAACACCACTTTTGATTTCTTCGTAATACGTGGATTTTAATTTATCCATATGGCTTCTTGCGGACGCAACTTGCTCTTTAAAAGCCAATTTCTTTCGTTTTATATCTTTTGGATCATCAACCTCTTCATCAAAAGTAAAACCATCTTCTATTAGAAAGTCTACTTCATCAGCGTTTAGATGAGGTTTAGTTTGTCTATAGTATTCACGAAGCATTGTCATGTCATCGTATTTACTATAATCTTGATTTAGTTTCACATAATCCTCAAGATCACCACCAGTCTCATTCATAAAGTCTACAACCTTTTGAATATTTTCTGGTAACGGTTCACCAGTTTGTTTTGCTTCCTCAACCGCTTCTACAACTTCTTCTTTAACTTCTTCTACAGTTTTTTCTTCTGTTGTAGCTTCCTCTTCTTTAGTCTCATCAACTATCTCCTCTAAAACTGGTTGTTCAGTTTCTTCTTCTTGTTTTTCTTCTTCTTTAGTTTCAACCTCTGTAGTTTCTTCTTTTACTTCCTCAACAACTTCTTCTTTCTTTTCTTCTACAGCTTCTTCTTTTGGTTGCTCTTCAACCTGCGTTTCTTCTACAGGTTCTTCTTGGTTTAGGTTAACCTTTATAGTATCACCTTGATCCCCAAGTTTTTTCATTCCTTTTGGTTGCTCTTTGATTTTTATTTCATCGCCCATAGGCGCATCAACAACCTTTTCGGTCTTCTTTTTTTTAGCCATAATATAATATTATAAAATTAAACAATTATCTAGGTCCAAACATACCTAAATTCATACCATCTCCTAGTATATCATTACCTGAAGATTCAAATTTTTTAGGTCCTGAGCCCTCTTTTCTTTGAGAAATTAACTCAGACTGTTGTGATGCTTGTATTCTAGTTCTTTCATCTTTACGATCTTCCTTAAAAGATTCTTTATTTTTTAATGCCTCGACTTCCATTTGCTTCAATTGCATGTTTAATTGGAACTCATGATTCATTAAATCTTTTTTCAGTTGTGCTTCAGCTTGTAGCTTTTGTAAGGCTAGCTGTGCTTCAACTTGCTCAAGCTGTGCTTTGCCCTGCGTCAATGCTTGTTGCTTTTGTAATTCTGCTTGTGCCGCAACCTGTGACGACTGAGCATTAGCTTGTGCTTGTGCTTGAATATTTTGCTGTGCTATAACTTGATCTCTTTGTTGTTTCTTTTGTCTCCTGATTTTTAACAACTGATTAGCAAGTCTTACATTTTTTATTTCTCTCACATCTATGGCATCTTCTAACTCAATACTATTTTTAGCTAATGCTATTTGTATATTATTTTCTAGCATTTGCTTTTCTTCTTCATCTGGTGCTAGTTGTAAGAATATACCAAAGTCATATAAATGTAGGTTTTGCATTTCTTCTAATGTACCAACGTTATGCGCTCCAATAGCTTGTATAAACGCATCTTTAGTTGGCGAATATTCTAATATATCTGATATTCTCAGAGATAAACATTCTGCAGTCTCTGCGGCCAAAAATAACCCACTTTGTAAGATATGCCTAGTTGCAGTATTCGAGTTAGCAGCGGCTAGTTTCTGGACTCCTACGAGAGCGTTTTTATCTGGCGTGCTACCATCTCTAGCTTCGTTTAACCCGGTTACATCTCTTATCATTTGTAAGTAGTAATTATATGTATTTATTAACGCACCTAATTTATTACCACCTGATCCACTTGTAATTTCTTGTATAGGAACTTTACCAGGGTTCATATCACCTTCTTGCGTAAATGACCTACCAATAACACTACCAGTTTGGAAGAACATGTTTAGTGCTTCTTGCGGATTATAGTTTGTGCCATTGCCTAAATCAACTTCAGCTAAACCATCAGCATCTAAGTAAACACCATCAGGTACCATACGTGACATAACCTGTTGTATCTTTAAATGTGTTAACTGAATCATATCAGCAAAACCAGTTATTCTACCTACTAGTGATTCAATTTTACCTTTATACATCCTTGGAGCAACAATACTATAGTTCATTTTAACTTTAGTATAATCACTCTTAGGTCTCATCATATTTTTAGCTAAGCCCCATTTTAATAATTTCTTTGTACCTAATACTAAAGCGCCTTCATATAAAACTTCTATTGACTTAGAAAGTTTTTTAAATCTTTCGTCACTTTGTGGTGGGTCAAACGAATCATCTTTTTGTATTACTTTATCTGCGCCGCTCGCTAATTGCTTTTCTTTATATACATCATTAGCGTATGTTTTATAATTAAAATATAAAACCTGCACAATGTTTCTATCTACATCATTATATGATTCGATGTTTCTATTACCGATAACACCTCTATGTGGACCTTGCTCAACGGCTTTAAGTAAATCTTCATTAGTTAAATCTGGAAATTGTTTTTTAAGTTCGTTGACTGGTATATCTTTAACCTCACCCACGTAGTATATATCATCAAAGTATGGACTCTCTGTATAAGACCATACCATATTAGCTGGATCAACATAATCTACTTTAACGCCTTCTGAAGTAGTAAAAGTATTTTTTATAGCTCCAATACCTAATACGGTTAAATCATAATAAACTCTTTTCTTTATATTTTCAAAGTTACTACCTTCTAATAAAACACTTATTGCTTGTTCTTCTGCGAGTTCAATATTTTGTTTGTAGTTTAATTGCATGTGAAGAGTTAATTCTTCTTCTGTTTCAGGTAGCATAGATGGATCATTTTCATATATGTTTACCCCAAACGCTTGATTAGCAAAATCATTTATATCTCGCGTTTCCATATCCCTTAATATAGATTCCATATATTCAGTTCTCTTAGCAACTCCATACGGATCTTGAGAATACGCTTTTATATCATATGTTCTTTCAGCAATACCATTTACTACTATATCTACAAATTTAGGGATTATTGGGACTGGTTTCCAGTCTAAATTAAGATAAGATAAATCACCATTAATAGATAATTCATCTTTATATTTTTGAACAGATTGTTCACCTCTTGCGTATAATTTTAATTTATGAAATTCTTGTCTTGTAGTTTGTAATCTATTTAGGTTAGCACCATTGTTACCTAACCATTCATTTTCTATTGCTTTAGCTACTTTTAAACCATACTCGTAGCTAGCTTTTTCAGCATCACTTACTACTTGACTAGGAAAATAACCTTGTGTTGTTTTTGCCATATTATCCTATTATTTGCGATCTTGTTCCATCGTTTGCATATCTTGCAAAACTTAAATTTAATTTTTGTTTTTCTACTTTAACATTAGGTGTGTATAAATGTCTATTACACGCCATTATTGCTAAACCACTACTAATAGTAGCATCAAACTTTGTTCTTTTATTTATATCAAATTTAGACCAATCGTTTAATGTTCTATTAAAATACATATTTCCATATGTCTCGTCAGCTTTTAAACCTACGTGCTCCTGTATATACATTTCAATAGCAGCAGCATGCGCTTGTTTAATATCTTCACTTGTGTTTGGTATACCACCTATTTCTTTTTCTGTAACAGATAATTTATTCCACGCTTTATCAGGCCTGTTCATTGAGTAACCTCTATAACCACGTCTTCTTAAATGATACAACAGACGGGGTTTGTTATTCTCTGCTAATAACGGCATACCATAAAATACTAATGCCATTAAAACATCCTCAAAAAACATTTCAGCTGTTTGTGGTCTAGCCACATATTCTAAAAAGAATTGACTAGGCGGCGCATCTTCCATGCTAAACTTTGTTAAACCATGCAAAGCACCTTTTGATCCTTTACCATCAACAGTTCCTGATATGTCATAACTATCAC